AGTTGGCCCTAGCTATCAGCAAAGTAGAGCTATTAAGGAAGCTTATAATGCTAAATTAACCAGACTGCAATTTGAAAAGGAATCTAAAAAATTAATCTCGGTAGATGAAGTAAAAATATCAGCCTTTAATGCTGCTAGAATGACAAGAGATCGAATGTTAAATATTCCTGATCGAGTTATTCCTGCTTTGGTTGGTAAAACTGATATTTTTGAGATGAAAGAAATTTTAAAAACAGAAATAGTTAAAGCTTTAGAAGAATTATCTAAAAATGATGTATGATGATCTATATTTTAAGAGCTTTAGAGCAGGATTAAAACCAGATCCAAATTTTAATATATCTGAGTGGGCAGATCATCATAGAATTTTAACCTCTATTTCATCAAGCGAGCCTGGCCCATGGAGAACTGATAGAACTCCTTATTTAAAAGAAATAATGGACTGCCTATCACCAAATAACCCTTGTGAAAAAGTAATTTTCATGAAGGGAGCACAAATTGGTGGTACGGAATGTGGCAATAATTGGATGGGATTTGTAATTCATCATGCGCCAGGGCCGATGTTAATTGTTAATCCAACCGTCGAGACTGCAAAGAGAACCTCAAAAATGAGGATTGATCCTGCAATTGAAAATTGCCCAGCTCTTAAGAATAAAGTTAATGATCCAAGATCAAGAGATTCTGGCAATACAATGTTAATGAAGGAATTTCCTGGTGGAGTTCTTATTTTAACTGGAGCTAATTCTGCAGTTGGGCTTCGTTCAATGCCAATTAGATATTTATTCCTAGATGAAATTGACGGATATCCTGATGATGCAGCATCTGAAGGTGATCCTGTAAATTTGGCAATTCAAAGGACGGCTACATTTTCTAACAGGAAAATCTTTATGATCTCAACCCCGACTATTAAAAATTATAGTCGTATTGAAACTGCTTTTTTGGAAGGAGATCAAAGATATTATTATGTGCCTTGTCCAAATTGTGGCGAGTTTCAAATATTAAAATGGCAAAATGTTAAATGGCCAAAAGACGACCCAGAAAACGCCTATTATGAATGCAAAAAATGCAAATCACATTGGCAAGATCATCAAAAGGCAGAAATTCTTAAAAATGGTAAATGGATAGCAACTGCGAGTAATAGCGATAAAAAGGTAGTATCTTTTCATTTATCTTCGCTTTACTCGCCTCATGGTTGGGTAAGTTGGGGCGATATAGCAAAAGAATTTGCTGAGGTTCATAAAGATCCACCAAGGCTTCAGGTTTGGACAAATACCAAATTAGCAGAAACTTGGGAAGATATGTCTGGTGAGGCTATTGATCCAACAGGACTTTTAAAAAGAAGAGAAAATTTTGGCAAATATTTGCCAAAAGATGTGGCTATAATTACTGCCGGCGTTGATGTTCAAGATAATAGATTAGAATTAGAAATTGTCGGCTGGGGAAAAGATGAAGAATCATGGTCACTTGATTATCAGGTGATTTATGGCGATCCATCAACTCCTGATTTATGGAGTGATTTAGATAAAATTTTAAATCATACATTTATCCATAGTAGGAATTTGGGAAATTTTCCAATTACTGCTGTAGCGGTTGATTCAGGTGGTCATTATACTGATCATGTCATCAATTACTGCGACGAGAGAAAACATAAGAGAATCTTTGCTATCAAGGGAAGTTCTAATGGCAATGGCGTTCCAATTTGGCCAGTAAGAGCAAGTCAAAATAAAAGACTTAAAAAACCAGTTTATGTAATTGGCGTAAATGATGCGAAGGAAACTTTAATGCAAAGGCTTCGAATTGAAAAGCCTGGTGCTGGTTATTGGCATTTTCCAATTGAGCGAGACCAAGAATGGTTTAATCAAATAACAAGTGAGGTTGTAAAAACCAAATATGTTAAAGGCAGACCCGTTAGATCATGGCAACCAAGAAAAGAAGGTCAAGCAACAGAAGGACTTGATTGCAGAGTTTATGCTTTTGCTGCACTTCGTGGTTTGGTTAGAAATTGGAAATTAGATTTGAACAAACTTGCCCAAAAATTAGCAGAAATCCCACTTCGAATTTCTGATGATCAAATTCAAAAATCAAAAACTTCAAGCCAACCAAGATCAAGGCGCATAAGAAGCAAAGGAATTAGCTAAAATGAAATCTTTAGAAGAACAATTAACTGAAATCCAACAGGCAATTTCTGATATAGTAACTGGAGCTCAAGAAGCTTGGTACAACGGTCAAAAAGTCAGAAAAGCCGATCTTACAATTTTAGAAAATAGAGAAAACACCTTGCTGCGCCGACTTAGAAGAAAAAGCACTGGCGGAATTAGAGTTAGAAATATTATCCCACATGAGTAGAATTCCAAAAATTGAAGCAACTTGGCTTGATAAAACTGTATCTTATTTTAGTCCACAAAGTGGTTTAAAAAGACTGGAAGCTAAAACTAGATTAGCTATTGCTGGTGGATATACAGGTGCAAGACGAGATCGCAAACAAACCAAAAGCTGGAACACTAGTGATGGATCTGCTGATAACGTTACTCTTCCAGATCTTCCTGTCCTTAGAGAAAGATCAAGAGATTTACTCAGAAATGCACCCTTAGCTTGCGGAGCAGTAAATACAGTGGTAACAAATGTTGTAGGAACGGGCTTAAAAGTTCAATCCCACATTGATCGAGAAATTCTAAAGCCATTTTTTAAAGGCGAAGAAGATTTTGACAAATTTGAAAGAGATGCTGAGAGAATTTTTAGAAACTGGGCAGAAAGCACTGATAGTGACGCAACTAGAAGTCAGACTTTTAGTGAAATCCAGAATCTAATTCTAAGATCAACATTAGAAAGCGGTGATATCTTTATTCTTAAAAGAAATATCACCAGAAAAAATAAATCAATTGATTTAGCCCTACAATTAGTAGAAGCAGATCGAATAAATAACCCGGATAACAAAACAGACAATAGCAAGTTATCTGCCGGAATAGAAATGGATGTAAATGGCGCTCCCGTAGCCTACCATATTTGCAATCAACATCCAGATGATTATGAAAACGATAAAACCAAGAAATACACCAAAATCCCGGCCTTTGATAAATATGGCAATAGACAAGTATTCCATATTTTTAACAGAACCAGACCAGGTTTAACCAGAGGAATACCATATTTAGCACCAGTAATTGAAAGTCTAAAACAATTAGACCGATATAGCGAGGCAGAAATTATGGCTGCTGTAATATCAGCTATGTTCACAGTATTTGTAAAAAGTGAAGATGAAGAAGGTCTGGCTCCGATTCCAGGACTCTCTGATGGAGGCCAAACAAAAGACGGTGATTACAAATTAGCGCCAGGCGCAATTCTTGATCTCAATAGCAATGAGGATATTCAAATTGCCGACCCAAAAAGACCAAACCAAGCATTTGATCCTTTTGTGCAAGCTGTGCTTCGTCAAATTGGCGTAGCCCTAGAGTTGCCTTTTGAGATATTAATTAAACATTTTACAGCAAGTTACTCAGCTGCTCAAGCTGCTCTGGTTGAAGCGTGGAAATTCTTTAATAGCAGACGTAAATGGCTCTCTATTCAATTATGCCAGCCAGTTTATGAAATGGTAATAACTGAGGCTATTGCTAAAGGACAATTAAAAGCACCGGGATTCTTCAATAATGAACTTCTTAGAAAGGCATACTTAGGAGCAGAATGGATAGGTCCACCAAGAGGTCAAATCGATCAGTTAAAAGAGGTAAAGGCAGCGGAACTCAGAATCAATGTTGGAATATCAACATTAGCTGAAGAAACTGCAATTTTAACTGGTGGCGATTGGGAGCGTAAATATCCACAAATTCTAAAAGAACAGAATCTAAAAAGAGAAGCTGGATTAATTCCTAATATCAATAAACAAGATGATTCAGAGCCATTAGCTAATAAAAAGAATAAATCATAGGGGTGGGTCAATTTTAGGCGCACATGGCGGGTCAAATTTGGACGCGAATCTCAACTATAGCTTGGTTAAATCGTACTTAAATTACAAATAAAATGAATGATATTTTAAAGATCGCAAAATACTGGGCTATTGAGCCTGATTTTCTAAAGACTGTTTCAAGAGAAGCTTTATCTACAAAATCAGAAAATACCCTAGATAATACAAGATCAGTAAAAGTTAGAGATGGCACGGCAATAATTCCAATTCATGGCCCAATAACTGCTAGGAATACATTTTTCAGTATGTTTGCTGGTGGTACATCACTTGAGACTTTAGCAAAAGATTTTCGTGAAGCTATCAATAACGAGGATATAAAAGCAATTCTCTTTGATATTGATTCCCCGGGTGGAGTTGCAGTTGGTCCATTTGAAATGGCCGAGATGATTTATAATGCCAGATCGCAAAAGCCAATTTATAGCTACATTGGCAGGAACGGATCATCCGCTGCTTATTGGTTGGCTTCGGCTACTGAAAAGATAATCGTTAATCCATCGGCTTTGGTTGGAAGTATTGGAGTTGTAACCACAATCCCAGTTCAAGAGCAACCAGATCAAGAAGGCTACAAAAACATCGAGATTGTTTCAAGCAACGCAGCTCTAAAAAGACCTGATCCAAGAACAAAGGAAGGTCTCGCCGAAATAAGGCGAGAGCTAGACGGCCTTGAATCAACCTTTATTAATTCAATCGCTAAATACCGATCTATTACATCAGAAATTGTCAAAAGCGATTTTGGTCAAGGCGGTGTAGTTATTGGAAGTCAGGCGGTTAATCAAAACATGGCTGATGCCCTGGGTACTTACGAGGAGGTTTTAGCAAATCTAAATAAGAAATTTTCTATTAATTCAAATAATCAAATTATGTCTAAAGACCAAAATAAAGAAATAAACGCAAATCAAATTCTAAAGAGCGAGATCAACGCAAATTATATCAATAAAGAATTTCCTGATGTTGCTAAAGCAATAGTCAATGAAGCAGCCGAAGCAATTAAAAAAGAAGCTTTTGAATCTGGTGCAAAAAATGAGCGAGATAGAATTTTAGCAATTGAAGCTGCTTCTTTACCGGGTCATGAAGATCTAATTGAGGAAGCCAAAAAAGATGGTTCAATTACAGCTGAGAAGTTAGCTTTAAAAATCATCAGTGCAGAAAAGCAAAAAGGCAGCTCTTATTTAGCAAACACCAAAAGTGCCGAAGAAGAAATGCCAAAGATCACACCAAATGTTGAGGTTCAAGCTAAGCAGAAAGAAAAAATAGATGCTAACCTTCCTTTGGAACAAAGAGCAAAAGCACTCTGGGATGAAAACACAGCCCTTCGAAATGAATTTGGTGATGATTTTGAAAGCTATCATGCCTTCGCTAAGGCTGAAGAGTCAAACCAAGTGCGAATATTATCCAAATAATTTAATAATCAAAAATACAATAAATCATGGTAAAATTAACAAAAGACGTAACTAGAACCTATGAATTAGGTGATATTAATGAATTTCCAGTTCTTGGAGGTGAGTTAATTTATCAAGGAGGCGCAATTGGTTTAGAAGTAGCAAGTGGATATGCTAGAGGATTACTCCCGACTGATAAATTCCTTGGATTTGCCGAAGATCATATTGATGCCGTAAATTCATCTGATGGTGAAAAAAATATCCGAGTCAAAAAGAAAGGAGCTGCCGTTCTTGAAATCACAGGAATTACTTTGATTGATGTTGGTAAACCAGTCTACGCCACTGACGACAACACTTTCACTCTATCAAATTCAGGCTCAGTCTATATAGGTCAAATTTCAAGATTCGAATTTGATGAAAGAGTAATTGTTGATTTTGATTCAGCAGCCATTCCTCCGGCAATCGTTTAATTAATAACCTCAAAATAAAAATATCATGTCATTAGCAGAATTATCATCAAGGGCCATCATTGGCCGTTATTATAAAAGACTTAACCAAAAAACAGGAATGGCCTGGGTTGAGGCTTTATCAAATTATTTTACCTCAGACCAAGAATCTGAAACCTACAAATGGCTAGGCCAAGTTCCTGTCATGCGTGATTGGGTTGGTGGAAGACAAGCTAAAGGATTTACTACCAATGGCCTAACAATCGAGAATAAACATTTTGAGGCTACTTTAGAAATTCCTTTAGTTGATTTAAGACGTGATAAAACAGGTCAAATCAATGTTAGGGTTAATGAACTTGCTGACAGAACAAATACTCATTGGGCACAACTTTTATCTAAATTGATAATTGGTGGAGAAAGTACGGTTTGCTATGATGGTCAATATTATTTTGATACTGATCATAAGGATGCAACTGGACCAGTTCAAAGTAATAAAATTGGCATTACTCTCAATGATTATAAATCTCAAATTGATGGGGGTAAAGTTGGCAATCCAGATAATCCTAGTGAGGCAGCCTTGAGGCTTGCAATTCTTAGAACTATTCAGCAGATCTTGTCATTTAAGGATGATCAAGGTGAGCCAATGAATGAGAATGCTAGTAAATTCTTAGTTGTTGTGCCAACGAGCTTGTGGTATGTAGCAAGAGCTGCAGTTTCTGTTCCGCTAACTATTGGAGGAGCATCAAATGCAGTTAAAGTATTGGATGAAATAGATATCTCAATTAGTCAAAATCCAAGATTAGATTGGAGTGATAAATTTGCTGTATTTAGGACAGATTCTTCTGTTAAGTCTTTCATCAGACAGGAAGAAAAAGGCATCCAATTAAAAGCAATTGCCGAAGGTTCAGAGCTTGAGTTCAAACATGATAAACACTGGTACGGCGTCGATACTTGGAGAAATGTTGGTTACGGCTTCTGGCAAAATTCTTGCCTTACTCAATTAACTTAAAAGATAAATAATTATGCAAACTTATAAAGTAATTGGAAATGTTGCAATTTTAGGAGTTGGTCTAGTTCTTAAGCTAACTCAAGCTCAAGCCACAACCAGGTCTAATTTATTAAAGAAAAAGAAAGATGACATTTATATCGTTCTTGAACCAGTGCAGTTTAAGCAAGGTGAAATTGTAACTGTAGTTTCTGGCAATGTATCAAAGGCAGTGATGGCTAATTTGGAAGCTACTTCAAAGATTCAAAAAAAGGAGCAACAAAAAACTGTCAAATCTGCGCCAAAAAAGGATAGTAAGAAAAAATTAGACTCAGCTTCAGAAAAAGACGAAGATGAGATTCTAGATATAAATCCTGATGAGAACAATGATTTACAGTCAGAAAATGATGATGAAAAAATCATTGATAATGGAGATATAAACAATCTGCCTATTACCACTAGATCTAAATAATGAGCTTTAATTTTGATGAATTTATTAATAAACCATCATTAAAGATGTTTGGCCAAGTGGTCATGTTAATGCCGGCAAAATCTGAATTTGCACCTTTTGAAATTAGCGGGGATTTTCACGAAGATTATAAGGAAGTGAACCCTAATTTAAGTGAAGCCTCTATTAGTTCTTCAAAGGTGGTGATATTTATTCGTGATATTGATTTGCCTGATTATTATTCAAAAATTAATCAAGGTGACTTAATAGAGGTTGATAGCAAAAATTACCAAATCATTGATGTGCAAATTCACATTCCTGGAAGTAAAAAACTAATTCTTCATGAATCATCCTAGATCAATAATTAAAAATTCTATCATTAATCAGCTAAATGGTAAAACCGATGCTGAAGACAGGGTCTATGGCAATAGAGCAAAGCCTTTATTTGATCAATTTTTACCAGCAATTCTGGTTTACGCTAAGGATGAAAATATCCTAGAAGAGCGTTTTGAAACTGATGGATTTGGCCCATTAAAAAGAGAGTTAGAAATTGCTATTGAAGCAGTGATTTTAGGAGGTGATGATTTTGATCAAAAGCTAGATAATTTAGCAAGCCAAATAGAAAATGCACTTGATGGTTTTGAAATCTCAACCAGAAAATCGGACATCCTAAAACTCAAATCAACCGAGATCGATTCATCCATTGAAGGTAGTAAAATTTATGGAGCAGTAAGGCTGACATATTCAGTTACTTACCTGACAGCAGTAAAGCAACCAGATTTTAGCGGAACAATACCAACTGAAATTGAAACTAATTTATAAAAATTATGCCTAAAATAAAAATAATCTCAAACCACACAAAATATAAAAAAGATCAAATTGTTGATTTGAGTGAAGAAGAAACAATGCCTCTTTTAACTAACGGCAAAGCAATTAGAGCAAGAGAGGAAGTCTCAAAAGAAACCAAAAAAGAAAAAGATAAAAAATCTCCTAATAATGTTTGATGAAGAGCAAGGCTTCCGGGTAAATGACCTTGGCAGACGATTAGCAAATATCATAAGAATTGGCACGATCTTTGAAATAGATTTTGAAGAGGCAAAGGCCAGAGTAAAAATTGGTGATTTAGAAACTGATTTTTTGCCTTGGGTTAATTCTAATAGTGGAGCCAATAATAGCTGGAATCCTCCAGAAATGGATGAGCAAGTTATTATTTTATCCCCAAGTGGTGAGCTTAACCAAGGCGTAATTTTACCATCCCTTTATAAAAATAATGCTTCTGATGAATTGCCAAATATTCAAAGCGTCACCTATAAGGACGGCTCAAAAGTAAGTTTTGATCAAGACACCGGAAGCCTGACCTTAGATTTACAAGGTGGCATAAACTTAGATATTAAAGGAAGCGCAGCAATTAAAGTTGCTGGAAGTGCTCAAATTGAAGCAGCAAAAGTAACTCTAAAAGGCGATGTTGATTTGGGGGGATCGGGAGGACAGCCAATCGCCAGAGTTGGTGATAAAGTTGAAATCACGGCTGGGTCATCAGCTGGTCAATGGTCAATAATATCAGGATCAGGAAAAGTTAAGGCAACATGAATATTGACGATGGCAAAGATATATCAGAAATTAACCATCTGAAACAATCAATCTCAGATATTCTAACCACGCCAATTGGCAGTAGAGTAATGAGGCGAGATTATGGAAGTAATCTTTTTAATAAAATTGATCGTCCAATAAATGGGGAATTAATAGCCGAAATCTATCTTGATATCGTTGAGTCATTATTCACATGGGAGCCTAGATTTGAACTAGAACAAGTTGCAGTTAATGGAATGGAAAAAGGCAAAATTACCATAGATATTGAAGGTAGCTTTTTAAGCAATGGCGAAAAAATAACATTAGAAAATATTGAAATTACAAATGCTTAAAAATGAGCAATTTTACTCCAATAGATTTATCAAAATTACCTGCTCCAGATGTAATTGAAACACTAGATTTTGAAACTCTATTAACCAATTACATTAATGACTTTGTAGCAAGAAATCCAAATTATGCCACTCTGCTTGAAAGCGACCCTGCCATTATTTTGATGCAGGTGGTTGCTTATCGAGAAATGCTACTCAGGGCAAGAATAAATGAGGCAGCAAAGGCAAATATGCTTGCCTATGCAACCAAAGGTGATCTTGATAATTTAGCAGCTTTTTTTGGTGTAGAAAGATTAGAGGATGAAACAGATGAAAGACTTAGAAAAAGAACTCAGCTTGCCCTAGAAGGATTCTCTACTGCAGGGCCAGTTGGAGCATATATTTTTCATAGTCTATCTGCTTCAAATGAGGTAAAATCCGTATCAGTAAAAAGCCCAAATCCTGGTGAAGTTTTGGTGACAATTCTTTCAAATATAGGAGATGGAACAGTTGGTCAGGAATTAATAGATGCTGTTTTAGCAAAATTAAATGAAGATGATATTCGTCCTCTCACTGATTTAGTATCGGTTCAAGGAGCAGAAATTATTAACTACCAAGTTG